CGCCGCCCCGAGTTCGACCGGAAAAAAGGCGGCCTGCAAAAGCTATGGACTCAAGCCCCCGAGGGCAATGTCGCCTCGCTCTTGGAGCTCTACCATACCTCGCCGCGCATGGACGCCATCGACATCAAGGCCCAGCATATCGCTGGGACGCCCTGGGCGCTCTATGACAAGGCCGCCTGGGACGAATCTCCCGATGAGGCGCAGCCGATCAAGAATCACCCCGCCATTGAGCTATTGACCAACCCCTGCCCCGCCTATCCCGAGATTGACGGCACCGTCCTCATGTACCTCACCTACGTCTACAAGCGCGTGACCGGGGAAAGTTACTGGTGGAAAATCAGGAACGGCTCAAGGATCGAATCGCTCTACATCATGCCGAAATCGTGGTGCCTGCAGACCCCGAGCTACGGCAGCCCCTATTTCCTTTTCATGCCCTCCGGCGTCGCGGGCGGGCAGGCGATCAAGGCCGCGCCTGAGGATATTGTCTGGTTCAAAAGCCCGAACGTCACCGACCCCTATAGCCGGGGCCGCGGGCGCTCCGAGAACATGCTGGACGAGTACGAATCGGACGAGCTCGCCGCCAAGTACGCCAAGAATTATTTCTACAACGACGCCACCCCGCCTATCGCCATATCCGCGCCAGGGGCGAGCCCCGAGGAAGTGGAGCAGCTTAAAACTTCATGGCTGCAGCGCGTCGGCGGCTTCCTGAAAGCCCGCGCCCCCGCGTTCCTGACCTGGGAGGGGGCCAAGGTTGAGAAGCTGGCGGACTCCGCCCGCGAAATGGACTTCGTCGAGTCCCGGAAGTTCCTCCGCGACATGGCGAACCAGCACGAGCAACTACCGCCCGAGATCGCGGGAATCCTCGAAAACTCCAACAGGGCGACGATCGACGCCGCCTATTATCTTTTCACGAAATCCGTCCTGACTCCCGAACTCTCCTCCCTTGATGCGACAATCACGAGCCAGCTCATCGCCTCGGACTACGACGACCGCATTGTCTATCGCCATAAAAACACTGTGCCACAGGATGAGGCGTTCAAGCTCACGAAGGTGAACGAAGGCGCGAGCCGCGGGATGCTGACCCGCGCGGAGTGGCGCAAGGCCATGGGCTACCCTGTGGACGAGGCGAAAGATAACGTCTACGTCGTGCCGTTCTCGCTCACCGAAATGAAGCCCGGAGAGAAGCCGGCGCCTGAACCCACGGCGCCCGAGGCGGTCTTGGCCGAGCCGCCCGCCAAAACAATCGAGTTCTCCATCACGAAAGCGGCCAAAGGCCGATTCAGCATCGAGCAGAAAGCGGCTATCTGGAAGACCTTCGACGCATCCGCCACTGCCGGCGAAGGGCTCTTTTCCCGCGCTGTCGAAAAGATAGCCGCGGCACAAGCCAAGCTGTTTCACGACACGTTCAAGGCTGAGTTAGGCAACTCCCGAGACTTCGCGGGAGCTGTTGAGCGAACCTGTCAGAAGGTTCTCGGAAAATCGGCCGATGCCGCGGTGAAATCCGGCCTCGCCCCTGCATGGCTCAAGAGCATGAAGCAGGGCTTCGAGCTGGCCCATGAAGTGCTGGGCGGGACGATAGATTTTAGCCTCTACGATCCGAAGTTCAATGCCTGGGTTGACCAGGCTGGACTCATGAAGGCCAAAGAGATCAACGACACGACGCGGACCGCCTTACGCGAAAAGCTCGCCGCGGAAGTCTCCGAGGGCGTCCAGTCCGGCGAATCAATGTCGAAGATCGCGGCCAGGATCAGGGAAGCCACGGACGGCGTCTACGAGAACATGTCGAAGAACCGAGCGAAAGTCATCGCCCGAACGGAAACCATGTCCTCGGTCAATACGGGCGAGTTCGAAGTCTACAGGGGCGAAGGCGTAACGAAAAAAGAATGGCTCGCCACGCAGGACGACCGAACGCGGGACGAGCACGCCGCAGCCGATGGGCAGATCGTGGGAATCGATGAGCCTTTCACCGTGGGCGGTGAAGCCCTGCAATATCCCGGCGACCCGACAGGAAGCGCCGGCGAGGTCATCCAATGCAGATGCACGGTCCTTCCCGTGCTCGAGGAGTAGCAGATGAAAAACGGACAGGCCGCCGCGAATGGCGAGCTGATCAAGAACGACCTCACCCTCGTGAACGAGGCCGACATACTCCAGGCGTCCATGGGACAGGCCGGCATGGAAGTCATCGCCGACACCTCCAAGCATACCGCCGCCGCCGGGACGTGCTACGCGGTCATCAAGTTCCTTGCCGACAGCGTCGTGACAGAGATCGTGGCCGACGCCTCCGCGCCCATAACAGGGACGCTGGACGGCCTCGCCTTCGGAGCCAACTTCGCACTATACGGCAAGTTCGCATCGGTCCAGCTCGCCTCTGGCTCCGCGATCCTCTATCTCGGGGGCGTGTAAATGAACGCCGGAGAGAACGCCGCTCCGCTCGGGCCGGATCGCTCGCTTCTTGCCTCTACGGATGCTCTCGGCTTTGCCGGGATCAGGTATCTCTGGGCGGACGCTGATACGTGGACAGACGCCGTAATCGTCTGGAAGGACTGAAACCATGGCTAAAAAGACGCTGAATAATGGCGACACTGGGGCGGTTATCCGCGCGGACATTAACGACAACTTCACCGAAATCTACGCGAAGCTCGTGCCGGCCACGGCCATCGCCGATGGCTACCTCAAGAAAGAAGACTTCGCCACCTTTGCCGCGAAACAGGACGCGCTCCCCGCCGCAACCGCTTTGGCTGACGGCTACCTCGACAAGGACGACTTCGCTATCTTCGCCGCAAAGCAGGCCGCGCTCACCGATCCGCTTTGCCTCGTCGCCGCCCCCGCCACGGCCGCCTCCACCGGAACGAAAGGCCAGTGGGCGCAGGATGGAACCTATGTCTATCTCTGCACGGCGACCGATACCTGGGTCCGCGCCGCCCTTGCTTTCGCCACCTGGGGCGAGTAATGAGCGCCAAGAAGCTGAAATCCGCAAGGAAGCGCGTGGAGCCTATCGCCCAACGGACTATAGCCGAACAGCGGGCCGCGTTCCGCTATCCCCTCTGGCGCCGGATCGTCGGGATTTTCGTTCCGAGCGTCAAGCGCAGTTTCGCCGAGAACTTCGAGCGGAATCTGGCGCAGGCGATCAAGGTCACGACCAAGGCCGTTACCCACAAGGTAGCAAGGAGAACGGCATGAACATGAACGAAAGCCGAACGCTGACCGTCAAGGCCGCCACGCAGGGCGAGCGCATAATCCGCTTCATCGCCTCGGACGAGTCCCTTGACCGGGACGGAGACATTGTCACCGCGACCGGCTGGAAGCTGGACAACTACCTAAAGAATCCGGTCGTGCTCTACGGCCACGACTACGGCGAGCTTCCCGTGGGGAAGGCCGTGTCCGTCATCATCGACCCCGCCGCGCGCCAGCTTGTCATCGATGTATCCTTCCCCGCGATAAAGGATATTTCCCCCGAGGGCGAGCCCTCCGAGCACGCGCTTTTCGTGGATTCGGTCTATAACCTCGCCAAGCTCGGGCTATTGAACGCGGTGTCCGTCGGGTTCCGGGGAATCAAGGTGGATCCGATCACCGACGAGGCGGGCCACTACACCGGGCGGCACTTCGTCGAGCAGGAACTCATGGAGCTGTCCATCGTTCCAGTGCCCGCCAACGCCAACGCTGTCGCCATCATGCGCGGCGCCAAGGTAGACGAAACCGTCATCAAGAGCTTCCAGGCAACCGCCAAGCAGGGCCGCAGACTCTCCGCCTCATCCCTCGCTTCCCTGCGCACGATCCGGGGAAAGCTGGACGAGTGCAACCGCGTCTTGGACGAGGCTCGCGCGGAGTACGGAACCCTGGTCGGCGACCTGGATCAGGACGAAGGCGACGAAGAAGAAACCCCGAAAGGCACCAAGCCCGACGCGAAGAACGCGGACGGCATAATCGAAATCGTCGAGGCTCGCGTATACGAGTTCGACGAGCCGAAGAACGGCCAATCTCAAGGCAAGGAGTAAGCCATGACGCTTACCGATGTTGAGCTCAAGAAAATGATCGACGACGGTTCCAAGGCCGCCGTCGACGCCGCGCTCGCCGAGAAGGCAGCCGCGGACAAGGCGCACGAAGAGGAGCACAAAACCGCCCTCCGCGCGCAGTTCCAGGAAGTCTACGAAGCCAACCGCTCCAAGGAAGCGGAGAACGGAACCAAAGGCATGACGCCCATGCAGAAGCTGTCGCGGCTCATCACCGTCGCGGCCTTCGGGCAGTGCGAGCCGGACCGAATGCTCTCTTCCGCGAAGAAGATGTTCGAAGCGGACAAGGAGCTCCACGGCTACATCCAGAAGGGCATGGAGGCGGGGCTCCCCTCGACGGGCGGCTTCCTCATTCCCCAGCAGCTTTCCAGCGAGTTCATCGACCCGCTCTATGCCGGAACCTTCCTGGACAAGATCGGCCTTTCGAAGTACCCGATGCCCAACGGCTCCCTCGACCTCGGGCGCGGCGCGACTTCCGGCTCGTTCTCTTGGGGCGGAGAGAATCCCGTCAACGACAAAACGGGCATGACCTTCGACCTCGTCAAGCTCTCCGCAAAGAAGGGCTCGGCCTACGTTCCCATTTCGAACAGCCTCCTGCGCTATTCCCCCGCAGCCGTGCAGGGCATCGTCTCCAACGATCTGCAGGAAGTCTACGCCGACGCGATCAACACCGCCGCGCTTTACGGAACCGGCACCGCGTCCCAGCCGAAGGGCGTCACCAATGTGACCGGCATCCAGACCCTCGGAACCTCGGGAACCGCGCTGACCGCGAACATTCCCGTCGATATGGTCGCCCTTCTCGAGCAGGCGAACGTCAAGATGCTCAAGCCGTTCTGGATCATGTCGCCCAAGATGAAGAGCTGGATCAAGAACCTCAAGACCACGGCGGCCGCGTACATCTACCGCGACGAGATGAACAAGGACAAGACCATCGAGGCCATCCCGTTCATCGCCACGACCCTGTCGAGCTATACGGACACTTCGACCGACTACGCTGACCTCTGGCTCGCCGACTGGGCGTATTTCGCCTGGGGCGTCGGCCGCGATATGGAGCTGACGATGTCGAAGGAAGCTACCTACGTTTCCGGCGGCGTCACCTACTCCGCCTTCCAGCGCGACGAGACGGTCATCAAAATCCTTTCGGACCTGGACTTCGCCGTGAAGCAGCCGAAAGCCTTCGTGCATGGCATCTTCGCCGAGGCGTAAGCAATCCGGGCGGGGCAACCCGCCCTAGATGCGCGCATAACGCGCAAAGGATGAATCTATGAGCATCAAGAATAGTTTCGGCCATCTCACCGCCGCGAAGGCCCTGCCTTCCACGCTGGACGATGGAACGGCGATTGTCGGCGCGGTCATCGACCGGCTGGGCTACCAGTCCGCCCTTCTCGTCTTTTCCTACGAGGCATCGACCGGCACCCCGAGCGCCGCCGTGACCTCGCTGATCGTCGAGGACGGCGACGCCTCGAACCTCTCCGACGCCGCCACCTTCGCCACCCTCGAGACCGCCAAGAACATCAAGACGGCCGGGATCGCACAGTACAACATCGACCTCTCCAAGGCCAAGCGGTACATCCGCTTCACGAACGACACGACCTACACCGCCGGCAGCTCGCCCAAGAACCAGCTCGCGGCAGATGTCGTGCTCTTCGACAAGGACGTGGACGCCGACACCTCCACGGTCTACGGGAGATAGGATACATGGCAGCCGTTGACGGACTCTGCACCCTGGCGAACGTGAAGCTCCTCCTCGGAATCACGAGCGACACGACGAAGGACACCCTGCTTGAAATGCTCATCACCAAGGCCGGCGCGGCGATCTGCGCGCAGACCGGGCGAGTATTGAAGCGGGCGACCTACACCGCCGAGCCCTACGCCGTCAACGGCCAGCCCTACCTCTACCTCAAGCAATGGCCCATCCAGACCCTCACGAGCGTGACCCTGGGCGGCGCCCTGCTGACCGTAGATGTAGACTACTACATGAGCGCGGCCGATGCCGCCGTAGGGCGAATCTACAAGCCCGACGGCTGGAACGGCGCCATGCTCTCCCGCGGGCTCATCCCCGACGCCTACGAAGGCGACAGGGACATCCTCATCACCTATACGGCCGGATATTACCTCCCCGACGATGTAACGACGGCCCCAGAAACCGCGCACTATGTGGCGGGCGCCGCTGACTCGCTCCCGGCCGACATTCAGGCCATCGCGGAAGCGGCGGTTTGCATCAGGTACGGCGCGATCCAGAAGGGCGCGGACGGGCTAACCTCGATGAAAGAGGGGCAAGTTTCCTACACCTTTTCCGAGGGCGGAAGCCTCCTCAATGCCGACCTCAGGAAGGCGCTTGCCCGCTACGCAAGGATCGCCGCGTGATCCAGAACAAAACCCTCGACCTCTACGAGGCCACGCTCACCTACGACGCCGAGAACAACCCCGTCAAGACGTGGATCAAAATCCATGCCGTAACGGACGACGGGGAAATCGTCACCGACGAAGGCGAACAGGTCACGTATGGCGCCGTGGGCCAGTCGGGCAATCTGCAGCCGCGGAGCCTGACCGAACAGGAATGCGCGCTCTATGGAATCTCGGGCGCCGCGGCCGATGCAATGATTTTCCTCTGCAATAACGACCCGGAAATCCAGCGCGGGCGCAGGCTCTACGACGGGGCGACCAAGTACGACATCGTAGCCGTGAACCGCTGGCCGTCGCACACCGCCGTGATCCTCATTCCCGTGCAAGGCGGCGGCGCATGAGCTTCGAACTAGACCCCGCCATCGCCGACCAGGTTGCTGCCCTGCAGGCCAAATTCAGGGCGCGCCGGGAAAAGCTCGGCTCGGACACGAAGAAGGCCGTCAATGCCTGCTGCCTGAAAGTGGAACGGGACATCAAGGCGAATATGTCGCCCGATGGCCCAAGCGCCCCAGGCGAAGCCCCGGCCGTGGATACCGGGCGCCTCCGCGCCTCGATCGCGCACCGCGTGGAAATGGAATCAGGCGAGGCCGTGGGCCTTGTCGGAACGAGCGTAGAATATGCGCCCTGGCTTGAGTTCGGAACGACCAGGATGCAGGCGCGGCCCTTCATGGTCCCGGCCATTGAACGAAACCGGGAGTGGATCAGGAACAAGCTCACCGCTGTGGTGAAGGACCCGGCGAGCGCAGGGAGTGAAGCATGAACGTGAAAGCCTGGCTCGTGGGAAAGCTCCTCGCCAATACCGCTCTCGTGGCGGCCGTCGGCGGGCAGACCCATCTCCTCCCCCAGCACCCCGGCAAGATCGCCGCCTTCCCATGTCTGATCTACACCGAGGTGAACGCAGCGGACCGGCACTTCGCGGATGATCAGCCGCTCGCCACCGAGTCAGTCTTTACCTTCGACATCTATGTCTCGGGCGGCTCAACCTCGGCCATCGACGATGCGCTCCACACGGTAATGATCGGGCTTTTCTACTCGCGCGAATTTTCGGCGGATGTCCCTGACGCGGACTTGAACGTCAAACACAAAACCTCAAGATACCGGCGAACTCTGTGCGCCGAGGATCTTGCATAAAGGAGTCTAAGAATGGCTTATGCAGCTAGACCGGCTTTCGGCGCAAGCGACCTCGTCTATGCGCTTCAGAACGCCGGAACCGACATCGTGGGCGGCGCTGCCACCTACGGCGCGGTCAAGTCCCTCGCGGGCCTCGGGAAAATCTCCGTCAACCCGAACCCCTCCATCGCCAAGCTCGCCGGCGACGACAACGCGGGCCAGCACGTCCTCGCCTCGATCGGGAAGATCGACGTACAGGTGGAGCTCAACGACATCGAGCCCTCGGCGGAAGCCGAGATTTTCGGCCACACCTACGCGGCCGGCTCCATCGTCAAGGGCCAGAACGACCAGCCTCCGCGCCTCGCGCTCGGCTACAAGGTGCGCCACACCGGCTCGGGCGTGTTCTCCTATGTCTGGCTCCTCTCGGGCGTGTTCCTTCCCCCCGACGAGGCCAACGACACGAAGGGCGAGAGCGTCACCCTGCGCCGCAAGGCTCTTAAGGCCGAATTCTTCCCGCTCGTCTCCACCGGCGCCTGGGAGCACAAGCTCCGCACGGACGACGCGAACGCGGCCGCGGCCCTCATCACCGGATTCTTCTCCACCGTCGTGCAGTCGGGCGGCGCTGACCTCGGCGCCCTAACCCTAACCTCCGGCGCGGGCGTAGCCTCCACTAGGACCATGGTGCTCACTTTCGCCAAGGCTGGCGGCGGAACGGCTGCGATCGCCAACGCCTCGGCGCTCAACGTCTACGCCATCCTGGACACCACCAAGGCGCTCCTCGTTCCCACGACCTTCACGCCGAGCGCTGCAGGGGTCGCGCCGACGCTCACCGTCGTGTTCTCAGCCCTCACCACGGGCTTGCACACGGTCTTCGTTACCGCCGACCTCAAGGACAATTCCGGCGTTTCCTGCGTGGCGAAGGCCATTGCAGTCATCCCGAGCGCATAGCTCTACAAGTAGCTTAATGAGCCGGGGGCTTCGGCTCCCGGCATTTCCTAGGAGGGAAATATGGCAGAGAAAAAGGCAATTCTGACGATTGACGACATCGCGCCGGACCGGGAAATCGTGTCCGTGTTCGGCAAGGACTACCCGCTCCTCGACTATGAGGACATGGGCCTCGTGCGGTATTCCAAATTCATCAAGGAATACAGGGCCATCGGCGACCAGGCGGAGAACGCGGCCGACCTCGACGCCGCAACCTACGAGGAATTCGAGCACGGCCTCAATAGGATGGTTGAAACCGTCCTCATGGGCATTCCGCCCGACGTGGCCGCGAAGATCAGCATCGAGAAAAAGCAGAAGGTGCTCGCCTGTTTTTTTACCGTCGCCACGAAGACGCTGCAGGCGGCGATGAAGAAGCCGGAGACCGAGGGCCAACCGACTACGGAGACCTGATCCCCCGGCTCCAAGAGCGGTACAAGGCGGGCGACCCGCTCATCTGGCTGGATATGCCGATGCGCTGGCTGAACGCCTTCACTGCGATGCTTCCCCGCCTCCGGGCCGAGGAAAGCATCAGGCGGGTCCAGGAAGCGCAGTTGGCTTCCGGAGCGATGAATGGCGACAGCGCCGATGAAACGTGGCAGGCGTGGCAAGAGCAGGCGAATCCAGGGGCGGCCGAGGATGAGGACGATTATTTGCCAGCATTTATGGCATAGGGGCGATTGATGGAAATTGACGAGCTAGCGGTAAAAATCACCGGAGACTCAACCTCGCTCCAATCGGCCATGAATCAGGCGACCGATGCCATGGGGAAGCTCGGAATCGGCACCTCGACGCTGACCGGCCTCCTCGGGGCCGCAGGGCTGACCGCCGCCTTCACGCTCGCCTACAATGCCGCGTCGAAGATGGTGCAGGCGTACCGCGACGATGAGACCGCCCAGCTCAAATACAACGCCGCCCTCGCCGCCTCAACCGTCATCACCGCGCAGGGAAAGAAAGCCCTGGACGAGTATGTCCCGGTGTTCGCCTCCCTCTCCGGCATTGCCGAGGCCGACACGCAGGCGCAGATTGCCCGCCTTGCCGCCTATGGCCGAACCGATGCGCAGATCAAGACGATGATGCAGACGGCGCTCGGAATGTCCACCGTCCTCGACATGGACGTGAACACGGCGCTGACCCAGCTTAATATGACTTTCTCGGGGACGATCGGCCGCCTCGGCCAGCAAATCCCCGCGATGAAAGACCTCACCGCCGAACAGCTCAAGAACGGCGACGGCATGAAGCTTCTCAACGGCAAATACGGCGAATTTGCAGGGACGCTGAAAGACTCCACCGATATCTCGATTAAGAACTTCGAGAATGCCTG